GGTATCAATCGTCCCAGTTATCCACGATAGACGCTAGATCATCATTACCCGAATTAGCCGGGGGTGCCGCTGATTTCTTGACAACTTTCTTTGGTTCTTCCACTTCAGGCTCGCCTGCTTCTTCGGCAGGCTCTTCAGCTACTGGAGCGGGTTTAGCCTCGGCTTTAGGTGCTTTCGGTGTCGGTTCAGAAAACAACTTCGGGGTCTCTTTAACCTTGTCCATCTGAGATACAGTCAGTGATACCGCCTTCATTGTATCTTCATGCTCAACCATGTCTAGTACGGCTTGTTGCTCCTCATCGGTCAAGGGGCGGATAGCTTTAAACACCAGCTTAGGAGTTGGGCTGGACGTATCGAAACGCATCTCTGTGATGATAGTGACGATGTTTGTATTGTGTGCCTTCAGGAACTTGCCGTAGGCTTGCAGAGGCATTTTGTCCTTAGTACCCTCACCGAAGATAGACGTTGCGGGTAATGCAACCTGATAGATGTGCTTACCTTCGATATCGCCTTCTAGCATAACTGCCAGACGTTGCTGGAACCTACAAGCCCGACCCTCACCGTTACCGGAGCCTTTGATATTCTGTTGGCAGTCCATACAACGCTCGGCTTGACGTTGTTCTGCGGGCACGTCTGCATCGGGAGTGCGGGTGTCTGATGACCAGCAAGTGGGTTTGACTACATTGCCTTCTGAGTAAGCACCAGAGAAATAAATACGGGATACAGGTGCGGCACGTACTACTGCCACATTCATGCTACGTTCTTCGTTGACACGGTACTCTTTACCGTTAATGATTTCACGGAACACCGACCCCTTGATTGAGATGCGGCGATTAGTGCTACCCCCACCAGTACCACCAGCGATGGTGTCAGTCATATCCGGCACGGTTGATGCAAGGGCGTTGGTCTTTCCAAACAATGTGAGGTCACTCATTACTTCTCTCCTTAAACGTCTTTATCAGCGTCAAAATCTAATTCCAACTGCACGGGTGCGTTGGCTTCATCAACGGTATCTTCTACCGTATCGGGTGTTTCCGGTTCTGGATCGTTAATGTTACCACCAGTCAGGGCTTTTTCCATACGGGATATCGAGAACCTGTATGTGTTACCTGCCTTGATGTACGAGTTACGCGGGATGTGCCCCATACGTACCCAAGACCGGATTGTGTGTACTTTCACCCCAAAGTGTAGGGCGGCTCGCTCTACGGTTACATAAGCCTCTTCTGTCATTTACTTCTCCTTACGGTTACGGAATATTCGGCATCACAATTAAGACCCGGAGGTAGCAGGTCAGGATGCTCTGTTAAAAACTGCTCCATGTTGCCTTGATGCAAGCGCTTCTCAAGCAGTTCGGGAACTTGGTGCTCTAAAATAAATTTGTTCATGGACTCCCAGTCGGCGGTCGTGTATCTACGCTTCACTGTCCTGTAGAACGTACCCTCTGAGGTCTTGACGCTCTCTAGGTTGTTGTCCTTGCAGTACTCAAGCAGGGCAGACTTAACCTTACCCATCTGGTACTTCAACTCGTTTTCCTGCTCTTGGAACTGATGCAGTAGCTCAGTGTGTTTATCCCGCATTTTGATGTAGGCTTTGACGAGCTTAGCTACGGGTACATCGGATTCACTCATGATTCTCTCCTTAAAGTGATTGTTATCGTGATGTTTTGTGTACTATACCACCAAGTCTTTATATAAGTCAACCATTTTTGAATGGACGTCAATTTTATTATCAAGTAGTGAGTAAACGTGACGTTCGGCGGGGGATCCTTGAAGTTGTACTACTGTTGTTGGGTGTCGTTGACCTGAGCGGTGTACACGAGCATTAGCCTGTGCATATGTTTCTAGTGACGGTACAGGCCCCCACCAGACAACGGTATTAGCCGCAGTTAGAGTTACACCGTGCGCCGCCGCTTGCGGTTGAATAATCAGCACTCTGGGATCTTGCTTGGTTTGAAAATCTTGAAAGATCCGTGCCCGGTTACCTGCAGAAACATCACCGGAAATAGTCTCGTTGGTGATCCCGTCAGCGTTAAGTTTTTCCTGCAAGATTCCGATCACGTGCTTAAACGGCACGAACACCAGCACCTTCTGACTAGACTCCTCGATAACTTCAAGCAGTGCCTTGTATCGGTTCTTTGTGTCGAATTCAATAGTCTCACCTTCGTCTGAGTACACCGCCCCACAGGATATCTGTAACAGCTTATTCATCACCACAGCGGCATTGACCGCCGTTATTTCTTCGCCCGCCGCCTGCATAATCATCCGGGTTCTTAGCAGCTTGTAGTACTTCTCTTGCTGTTTGGTTAGTGCAATCTCACGCTTGACATAGGTCATTTCTGGCAAGTCTAAGCACTCATCTTTTGTGAATCGTATGGCTGGCTGTAGTGCGTTAAACACTATCTTCGTTGCCGAATCTTTTGGTACCCACTTGAACTGGGTCACCTTGTGCATCACCATGTCACGGAACGTAGAAAAGAACTTCGGTACCGCATCGGGGTTGACCAGTTTGGCTATGCCGTACGCATCTAGGGGGGACTGTGCCGCAGGTGTACCCGTGAGCATCCACAACCAAGTCTTTGGGGTCATCAGGCTATGCAGTACTTTCCATCGTTTTGACTGTGCGTTCTTATATGCGTTGGCTTCATCTACAACAATCAAGTCAAACCCACCTTCCATAATTTCTTTCTTTACGATCTCTACACCGTCGTAGTTAATGATGACAAACTCGGTGTCACTCTTTATTATTTGCCGTCTCTTGTCGGCAGCTCCATGTGCAATGTCTACCGTGCGGTGCATAGCAAACTTAAACAGGTCTGCCCGCCATGCCGAATCCATAATAGACAGGGGGCATATCACCAAAACTCGGTTAACTTTGCCTTGAGACATCAAGTAATCCGCCGCCCAGATAACGCTCCCGGTCTTGCCCGTACCCTGTTCGTTAAAGCAAAATGCCCGCTTGTTCAGGGTAAGAAACGCCGCCGTGGTCTTCTGGTGATCGAATGGTTTGTGTTGTCCTGTCCAGCTATAGTGCGCCAGAATCGGTGAAGGCACGTCACGTATCTTGAGGTTCTTTAGTACTTGTGCCTCATCGATACCCCACTTTACCAGCACCTGATTGTTCTCTAGCTCTTTGCTCTTGGGGATTACTTCTGTTACACGTTTCGGGTTTTTTAGCTTTAACAACAAAGCCTTGTTATCTACGATTTCCATCATGCCTCTCTAAAATCTGTCATCGGTATGAACACACATGGTTCAACATCTTGTGCATCGTTGCGGTCATACCTACCGCCTTGATTAATTGGGTATTCTTTTTTGAGTTTTGTTACATACACACCGTCAGTAAAACGAACTATTAAAAGGAAAGGAACCCCTAAATCTTCAGCTACTTTTCGACCAGACTCCCATTTAGCCGCACTTAGCATGTATGTCGGGTATTTATTTTTGGTGTTTTTACGGGTCTTAATTTCTACTATCGCAGCCACGGTTCCGTCCGGGTACTTTAAAACACCGTCAAATGGGGACAATGGCTCGGCAGGAGTGTATAAACAGGCGTACTTGCTTTCTAAATATTGCCGCACTACGTTTTCCCTAGCCCTATCTGCGCTAGTCTCGTATATAGGTCTCATGTTCTCTCCATGCAAAAACACCCAAAACAGGTGTTTGGATTATTTGTAGGCCCCCGATATAGCACGGGTTTGCTGACTGAAGACAGCGCCGATAGGCCTATTAGCGCCGACACACAATATCACTAGGCCGCTAACACCTAGCACCTACAAGGTTAGAGGCTGGCTCCCATAAAGCAGGGTTTAGGTACCTGCAAGGATCTAGGAACTACCAACGAACTCAATACTACGCCGCTAACACGTAGCCCAACCCCTAACCTTGTAAGCACTACTTCTTTGCGGTCTTGCCATTTCTACTGCGGTTCTTGCTAGGCGACATCAAACGTGTACCGTTAGAATTCTTGCCACCCTTACTAATCATCTTCTTGTGGTCGATGTCTTTACCTGTACGATCAATACCCTTGGCATCATACGCCCTACGTGCTCGTTGCCGCTCCATACGACCTTCGTGCTCACCTCTGGCTTTCTGGAGCTGGTATTCCCGCTTGTAGGGACGATCACGACTTGGGTTTTTGTATGCCATCTTGTATGTCCTTGACTGCCTGTACGACCCGAACCAACTCTTCATCGGGATTAAATTCGTAAGGCATTTCTATTCCTAAGTAAGTATACACATCATCGACAAAACTTAAAAGCATCCCAAACGCATCATCGATATCTTCGCAGTCCATAGCAATCTGCTTCATCCGTTTCTCCCGTTGTGGGCGCAATCCAACACCACACAGTGTTTCCGGCACAGTCCTGATGGGCGGGGGTTCCATACCCCATTTTCGTGTGCCGCCTTTAGTTTCCCGTACTCCCCCAACCACTTCTCCCATAACCTCGGTGCGTCATCGACAGTGTAGGTAGCCTTGATAAAGTCGTTACAGACCACAAAAACCAACCCAGCACGTACCTTGGTCACCTCGGGGAAGTGCTTAAACGTAGCCAGCGCCATCAATTCTAACTGTCCCGTGTCCGCATACCGTGAGGACTTTCCGGTCTTGTAGTCGATGATCCTAGCTTCACCTGTCTCGTGGTTAATGATAGCTAGGTCAACAATACCGCGCCACCACACATTGTCATCTTTAAACCCGCACGGCTCCAAGTTCTCAGTCAGCCCCATTTCGTACTCGCAGTACTTCTCACCCTCCATTTTGTTTAAAGTATCTAAGACAGGTTGTGCGTATTCAAAGCATTTGGGTAGCGGTTTGCCGTCCCGTATGTACTCTTCTGCGGCTGTATGAAACTGTGTGCCGTACAGCGTGGCTTCAGTTGGTGGCTCCTTATAATCCTTGACAACCTTCAGGTGATAAAACTTCTTCGGGCACTGGTCAAAAGCCTTGATACCACTAAACGACCACGCTGGTGACTTCATTGGAGGCGTTCCTTCAAGTCAGTGATAGCGGCTTTAGCCATACGTAATTGAACTATCGCTTCCTCGAGCTGCTCAGTAGCTTCATCGAATTTGTTCTTCAGCAAGAGCTGGTGCATCTCTTTAAGCCGTTGATGTGCATTGATCTTATGTGCTGAATAGTCCTGCATTTAACAATCTCCGTAAGATTCGGCATAGCCGGATTCACAATCAAGCGGTAAGCCTTGTGCCCAATCGGGCACCCACCGCATACTCTCTTCAACGTAAGCAACGGCTTCCTCGACCTGCTCTTTTGGTACTACACACGCAATGGCATCATGTACCGTCAATACTACCTTGTAACGCTTAGCGATTTTGAGCATCTGTTCACCGATAATGCATCGGGCTATGCCTTGGCACACATTCTCAACGACCTTACCGCCGTATATACGGGTGCGACCACGCCGGGTTTTATAGCTAAACTCAAGACCCTTTTCACCTTGCTCAAAGTCTAGGCCATCATACCGCATCAACAAGCCTGATGGTAGTCTTATAGCCCTTTGCGTTGGTACAACTTCTAACACACCTTCCTTACCTATTGGTGCGGCTGTGTTGCTGAGCATATTAACTAACACGTTCTGCGCCTGCCTCCACAGGTTAACAATCTCGTCATTCTTGTCACGGTAAATCTGTATTACCCGCCGTGCTTCATCTAGCTCCATGTCATGTCCAAACGTCTTCAGTTGTGCTTGGAACTTGACCGCACCCATGCCGTACCCGCAGTTATGGGCGATAACCGGCCCTGCCTCAGTTAATATTGTGAAGCGATTCCTCGGCCCTGCGTAAGCGAGATCGTAAGTACGCAATAGTTTTTTCGAGGTTTGCGACTTTGCGTTTGTTGCGTAAGTTGTCACTCCTTGAAGAGAAGCGGATGTTGTTTGGTTCGTACCCCTTGTTGTTGTCAATCCTGTCGATCTCAAGCTCTGGGTTGTCCCACCCGTCCAAGGACTGAACATACTCGAGGAAAGTCGTCCGGTCTTTTCTCCACGGCTCATAAACGCTAATACCCCGCTGTCCGTAGTGCACGTAATGTTTTGATTTGGGGTTATGGCATCGAGTAATAGCCGCAGATAACCTGTTAAGGAGTCTGGTTCTGTGAGTGTCGTCAGGCATCGCATCAGTGTATTTCCAGTACCGCTTTTCCCGCCCCGCTTGCCTAGAACATTCAGGACACCTTGTGGTTTTGAAGTTTTTAAAGTTATGCCTGTCAATCGTGTATTCCGCATCTTTGCAATCACATTTGACAATGAGGGCGCTAACACCACCCCGTTTGCCACGTACGAAACCTGTGACGGTAATTTTTCCCGACCTGTAGCCAATGCTTGGTAGAGGGTATCTCCGCCTTGCACCACTGATTGCGTCTCCTTCCAGTCGGCACCGCACAATATCTTGTGGTCTGGTGTTAACCAACTCCCGCAAAGACTCCACGTTTCTTTTGTGCCTTTCGGCACTAATCCTTGATGGCATACCCACTCCTCACCGTCCCAAAGTTTGTCGTACGTGGAAACTTGTTCTATAGGCTTCCACCCTGAGTCTGATAATACAGGAGTTCCCTCGGCTATACAACCTAGAATTGTCGTCTTACCCACAAAGCGTTCTTCTTTAGTGATCTCACTCTCAGGCTTGTCGTAGATAGCTGAAGCCATTTTCTTGTACACGTCTTCCTTGTTCGCAAAGCCTTCAATCAGATCCGTTTGACCCGCCAACCACGCCAACACCCTAGCCTCGATCTGTGCAGAGTCGGCATCAATTATGTAGTGCCCTTCTGGTGCTATGATTGCCCGCTTTAACTTATTGGCATTCGCCCCACGGCTTGGTAGGTTTTGTAGGTTAATCTTGTCATCACCGCCCCAGCGTCCAGTATGTGCGGCATAGTACCGAACCGGGACAGGCAAGTTACCCCGCTTGGATATATCAATAAATCGCTGGGTGCGGGTCTCTTCTAACGTACTCTTTGTACCTAACCGTGCGGCTACAAGTGCCTGCACTCTATCGTCCTCGTGTTCTTGTAGTGCCTTAAACCCTTCATCGTTCTTAGCCAGTGCCAATGTCTGTTTGCCTGTGGTGGGGCTTTCTTTCATCGGTGGCTCGACACCAAGGTTTTTCAACAACTCGGCAAACTTCGGGTTAGACATCAGGTCTTGCTTACTTACTCCCGCATCCTCCAGTAGCTGACGTTTCCGGTCTTGTATACCTTGCAGGTGTGACTCAAGCAGGGGCAGGTTAAGGTCAAGCGTAGGCTCGATGAACATACGTAAGGTAGTGTCTATCAGTTTCAGTTCTTGCTTGGGGAAGCCCTTTGCCATCAAGTTAAAAAGTTTATAAGTTAACTCAACGTCATTGATGCAGTAGTCCCCATATCGGGATAGCTCTTCCTCTGTGAAGTCAGCACGGCGCTTACCTTTGGCATTAACTACTTCGGTACCCTTTTGTCCGACACCATACCGCTCAGCCATTGCTTTGAGTGAACCCCCCACTTCCACACCATGCAAAGCCCTACCCATGCACAATGTATCAAGAAAAACACGAGGGTTAATACCAAAGACCCAATGAAGAATAGCACCGTCAAACATTGTATTGTGAGCCAGAACCATAGAGTTTCCCCAGTCAAACTCTGCCTGTAACCATTCCTTGAGTTGTTCATGCGTTCCGCTCGCCCATTGTGTACCTTCGTTGTTTCTCTTCACCCCGATACCAATCACTTCAAACTCGGGACTACGTATGTACTCTTCAGTAGTGACCTTAGTCAAGCTGAACTCCTGACTGTAAAAGGTCTCGAAGTCGATCGTAATTAAGTCCATCAGTTTCTCTCCAATACCTCAACAAGTTTCTCTGCGTAGTGCTTGATCTTCTTGGCTTCTTTGAGCCGTTCGTCTTTACTGCCCATACGCATGGTGTACTTTAGGATGTTGCCTCGGTGGTAGCCCAACTGCTGTTCGATAGGCCAAGTGTCTAGCACGTCCCAAGGCTCGATGGTCATGTCCTTGTAGTGTTTAGAACCTTCTTGATGTACACGCTGACGTTCTAGTTCCAAAGTGTTCTGTCGGTATAGTTCTCTCATACGACTCTCGTTAAGTTTTAGTTTAAGCAGGTCGCCCAATGCGGTCGAGTTATCCATATGCGCCTCCGCTTATCCAGTTCCAATATCTTCTGTTAGTCTCATACGCCTGCTCGGGTGTTAGCCGTGGTTTGATTACGTCACCGACTTCTTTAGTTAGCTCTCGCTTTTCTTCAAGTTCTTTTTCTAGTTGAGCATAACGCTCCCTTTGCTGTGCGCTCCGGCCCGGCTTGTTATATGTTTTGGGTTTAGGTTTCGGAGCATCGGGCTCGCTTCCAGCGGCATACACTCCCCTCGGATGGGTTCTTCCTGTTTTGGCATCAGGCGGCACCCAATCACAGATACGCACCACACCAGCCCTTCGCATATCCCGAACCGCTCCCGATAACCCGTCTAGAGTTAATCCGATATGGTTAACAAGATCATATATGTCTCCCGTCTTTCCTGAAAGAAAATATTCAGCTAATGCTTTAACAGTAGGTCGCTCTACTTGTGCCATATCTTCCAGCGTCATACCGTCTAGCTTTTTATGCACTCCCATTGTCTTCTCCTTTCTTGTTGTACCCGTCAATGAAACCTTGCTCATAGGCTTGCCGAATACTGATGCGTCCTAGCTTGTCAGCGTTGTCAGTAATATAAACACCCGCCGCGCACCACGCCGCCATATGTGCTCTGTTCCGTTCTTGGATATCGTTTAACTTTTTCTGCTCTTCCCATGCTTGGTCTTCGTCATTCATCACTTTCTCCTGTCAGTTAAGTTGGGACGTTCCTTGGATTCCACCTCATGTTTTCAGTAGGCAGTGGTACTTAACTGTACGGGCAATACAATCGTAGCGGTACCCATACGTAATCAATCCAAGGCTGTGTACCAAGTGTCCCATACTCGGCGAGAATTGCCTACTCCGCTGTCATCCTAAAGTTGTTTCTTTCTAAATTCCTGAGTAATCACTCTACCCCTTTGCCAGTACTTCCAGCAGTATGGCTTGATGCCGCGCCCTCGCACGTCAATCTGCCCGCGCTTGGGGTTCTTCTTAAACACTTGCAGCGCATGTTCCTTGGTCTTGCAAACCACAAAGTTTGATAACACGCCACCTCTTAGGTTCTTAAACGTGTTCAGTGCGACATAGTACATGGGTCTTCGCCAAAACATATTGCCTCCTAAAATGGCGTACTGCCGTCATTTAAGTCTTGCCCATTCCTGCGCTGTAACCACTTCTGTATCATCTTACGTTCATGTGGCATCTTAAATGGTTGTTTCCACCGTTCCCACGTCAGGCCTGACGGGTGCAGGTCTTGCTTAGTCGTTGCCGCAGATGTTTTTGTTTGTTCCGTCATCTCTACCTCCTCTAAGTTCATCAAGATATTCAGTCACATTGTCTACTGACTGCCAGCCATAGGCGTTTTTCTCGCGCAGCTTGGCTTCGATGGCACGAAAGAAGGCATACCAACTACTCTCATCGTAATCCTCCCATAGCTCTGCCACGTCTTCCATCGTCAGCCCAACCCATTCACGGTTAATAATCTCGCAAGCCTGTTTCTCCGCGTCTTGCACATTGGCTACAAAACCCTGAAAATCGGCTTGCTCTTTCTCTGCCTCCCTAATGGCTTTGCGTAGTGCTGTAGCGGCGGTATGAGTCTTGTAGCTGTCTCCACTGTCAAGGGTTTCCAGCGCTTCTAGCGCCATCTTCATCGCTTCAATCGACATGATTCTTCTCCTT